TAAGGATCAGTAGGTCGTTGACGGCGTGGGGGTTTAGGCCCTTGGCATCGCGCAGGTTGGCACCGCCCAGGTTGGCACCGCCCAGGTTGGCATCGCGCAGGTTGGCACCGCGCAGGTTGGCACCGCGCTCAACCGCCTCTTCGAGGGCGACCTTGACATCGGCTGCGCCTTTGGCGACATACAGCACCGAGCCATCCCAGCGACTCTTAATCTCGATCTTCTTGGAGGCCATCTAGGCGGCTGCCTTTCTTGTGTCGAGGGGCCAGATGTCAGTTACGCGGTGGCCGTAAAAGTCGGCGATCTTCTTGGCGGAGTCGGGGCGGGGCATTTACTCGCCGCCTCCGTCGCGGTGCTTAAGAATCTGCTCGCAGGCGACCGAGACCTGAGTTGCGTTCCTGGCAGCGAGGGACCAGTCGGCTGCCTCTTGGGCAGTGGCGGCCCCAGCGGAAAGCTCCATGAACTTCCAAGCGCTTTCGAGGCCTTGGATCTGGACGGTGGCGGCGTCGCTCATGCGGCCGCCTTCGAATCGAGCGGCCAAATATCAGAGGGCTGAACCTCGAAATGATCGGCCAGCTTCTTGGCGATGGCGGGTGTCGGCCGAGCACCAGCCTCAACGCGGCGGACGGTCTGTCCCGCGACGCCAACCGCTTCCCCAAGCTGCTCGGGGGAGAGGCCTTGGTTGAAGCGAAGTTCAGCGAGCTTCACCGGAGCGCTCCTGTTTCATTCCGCAGGGGCCAGATGTCTGTCGGCAGAAGATCGAACTCCCGCGCGATGAGGAACATCGTCCGGGGCATCGCGTGGCTTCCCTGCTCTACTCGGCGGATCGTGTGGCCGGAAACGCCGACCTTTGCGCCAAGCTGCTCGGGGCTGAGTCCCCTGTTGATTCGCAACTCACGAAGCTTGCGACCGGCGATCCGACTAGAAGCCATGTCCTGAAATTACAGATGACTTGCAGTTTTGTCAAGTCAAGTTGAATTTTGCGGACAGAAGCGAAGTCCTGCCAACGTCGCCGGCTGATACTCACCGGGTCAATGGCAGATGCTGAGAGATTCGCTGAGCGGTTGCGAGGCGCTCGAGTAGCGCTCGGGCTAGAGCAGGCCGACCTGGAAAAGCTCTTCGAGGAAGAGGGCTACGCCAAGCGCATGGTGGGCCAACTAGAGCGCGCGGAGGTCGAAACGATCCGGGGTATCCACCGGGCCGCAGCCTCCAAAACACTCGGCTTCCCCGAAGCCTGGTTCACGGCCGACGATCCACGGGCGCTACTGCGGGTGCCACCGCCGACAGAGAAATTGGATGAGATTCTTCGGCGCTTGAAACAGCTAGGGGTCTTGGTCGAGGTGACGGATCAGGAGGAGCTAGAGCAAGAACTTGAGAGTGCCGCCCAGCAATCCGAGTCCACCGCATCGAATTCCGCAGGATCAACCCCCGCATCGGGGAAGAAGTAGGTAGATCGGCGGCGATAGAGGCATGAAACTCGGCAAGGCGCACGGCTGCATCAAGTTCATCAAGGCTGGTCTGGGTCATTGGCACCTCCAGGCAGGGGCGGACGATCGTCGCCCACCCACCCGATGCTCAAAGCACCGCTAGGGAACATATGTTCGTCCCCGGACGCCATCGAGTCGCCCTTGGGATCGCGCTGGCAACGATGGCCCTGAGTGGTTGTAGCGTCTCGGACTATGCCCGGGAAGAAAGCCTGCCGGTGCCAGTCTCCGCAGATGAAGTCCGCGCCGAAGCAAAGATCAATGAGTTTCTTTCGGACCTGGCTGACCAGAACTTCGGAGACGCCTGTCGAAGACTTACGACTCAACTGCAATTGGTCTTTTCGGCCAAGTTTGGGTCCTGCGCCCATGGCTGGGAACTTGCGGCGGAAGAAGGTGGCGCCGTAGGGGAAATCACCGTGCTCGGTTCGGACGATACGCACGCGGGCTTGTGGGTAAGGACCACCGAAGGGAGCTACTTGATGCATGGCGATCTGATCGCCTACTTCAAACCCTAGCCCATCGCTCAAATTCCCCTGCGTCATCCCGCGCGTACCCAATCATGGATTGGTGCAGGGATGGGAGCGAAAGCTATCGGCGACCGGTAACTATTTCCGCGACCCGGCTTTGGGAGAGGCCCGCCGCGATTGCGATCTGCTGCTGCGAATAGCCCAGATCGACGGCCTCGCGGATTAAACGATCGCGGTCCTCGATGAGTGCTTCTTTGCGGCGGATTTCGTCTCTTAGCTTGCGGAGTTGGGGTAGCGGATTAGATCCGGCCACCTCAGCCTCTCAGTGCTTCTTGGCCTCCTTGTTGCCATTGCAGGATCGTGAATAGCAGAGGCCCACCGCTAAAAGCCGCTCCATTGCCTTGGCGGCTAGACCTTTTGTCGAGGCACTCCGAGAAGTCGATCAGGCATCAGGCGTTTGCTAGGCCCTGAAACGCGAAGACCCCCGCTGGAGACGGAGGTCAGGCCTTCGCGCGACTGCTTTTACGTCCGATGCAAAAGCGAATCTCCCGAATGTGACGACGGGAGGTACAGCCTAGGAGACGCCGGAGACGACAACTCTCCCGACGTTGGCCGCTGGCGCGTAAGACGAGCCCAGACACGGCTAGGGAGTCCAAAGACTGGATTCGGACAGGACTTGTGGAGGCTTCACAGCCCGCGAGCAGCGCGATACCCACGAATCGGAGGACGACTGACGGGCAGGCCTGGAGGCGCGATCAGAAGGCTGACTTGGGGCGAGCAAAAAGCAAAAGTCCCACCCCGGCGGGCTAGGCCGGAGATAGAAGTCTTTTCTGTGCCCGAAAGGAAACTCGTTGAGCAAGCTGATTACGCGGTACCAATGCCCTGCCTGTGGTGGCCCTCATCCTCGTTATGAGTGCCCGGTAGCCCCAGGTTCGATGCCTGCCCCCCCGACACCTCCTTTGCCCAGCCGGGCGGAAATAGAAGCCGCCCGGCATACACGTGCCCAGCTTGCTCAATGGGGCATCCTCTGGCCGCCACCTCCGGGCTGGCGTAAGCGACTCCTGCGCGAAGCTGATCGCAGGGATGGCACAGGCCCAAAGCGAGGGCGTGGCTCCAAGGAGTACAGCGTCGGGGAGAAGCATCGCTACTGGCCGGAGTGGACCTGGAACGGCGAGGCGTTCGTGAAGACCTCCGCGTTCGACCACAAAAAAGACCCCCCGCCGCCGAAGAGAAGGCGACGAGGGGTCATGGGTCAGGAATTCGAGGTCTACGCGCAGATATCCAAAGAGCCGCCCTCAGACACGGCCTAAGGCCAGCCAGAGGGCGGGATGAACTTCCATTCGGCCCGCGGTGGCTTCCAGGCTAGGAAGGCTTCTGCGCCAGCGTGACCGGCTGCCTCGAGCAACTCAGCGCGATCTTTGGGGCCAAAGGAATGGAACGGCCCTGCCGTGGTGCTCTTGACCTCGTAGAAGCGAGGAGTGTGGCCGTTCTTGAGTGCGACTACGTCAACGTCGCCAAGGGAAGCGGGAGCACGCAACGCCCACCACCCTTCGGCCCGGAGGTCGTTGACGAGATCGCGCTCGCGCTGGATGCCTCGGCTCAATGGCCCTTCCCCGCCTTGTTGCGGACGTGGCCGAGGGCTGCGTTGCCGGTTGTGGCGGCTCCCGTACCGAGCAGGAATTCCTCGTAGCTGATCTGGCCGGTGAGGAGGGCGAAGAAGCCTCCGCCGACCATGACGACCGTGAGGACCGAGGCGAGGGGGATGGCGTCTAGCTTGTCGAGGGCGTCGTTCATGAGTAGCTACCTCCTGCGAATAGGCGAGCCTCTGCGGCCCGGCGTGTGACGAGACCGGGGAGCACCTGGCCTCCGGCGTGGACCCACTTGCCGAACTCGGCCTGGGCGCCCCTGTAGTCGCCCTTGTTGAGCTTCTTGAGCAGGGTCGATTCCGCCAGCGCCCCACCGCCGAGGTTGAACGTGAAGCTGACTAGCGCGTCGAACTGCTTCTGGTTCAGCCGCACATCGACCAGATCGCGGACGGCGCGGGCAGCTACGGCGGCGTCGGCTTGGAGCAGCGCGAGTCCCTGAGCTTTGGTGATCCGCTTGGAGTGCGGACCAACCCCGGACGTGTGGCCGAAACCGATTGTCCAGACGCCCACGGCGTCCTGGTAGGGCTTGGCGATGAAGCCCTCGAAACGGGCGATGAACTCCGCGCCCTTCTTTGAGAGCTTCGTGGGGCGCGGTGGCCGGGGCGTGGGGCGACGCTTGCGCTTGGGCTTCTTCGACCCAAAGACGGCCCGGTAGAGCGCCTTCCAGCGTGAAGGCTTGGAAGCGAAGTTGACGTGGTGATACTCAGAGCCGGTCGGATAGGGCCGGTAGAGCTTCCAGCCGTGCTTTGCAGCAGCGGCGATGACCGCGTCCACCTGGGAGTCGTTGATGTCGATCCCGCACTTCCACCAGGGCAGCTTTTCGTGGAGAGCCCCAACCACGCCGTCCCCGAGCAGGATGTGCGTCCCGCGATCCGGAGGATTGGCAACGCCCGGCGGCAATTCTTCGAACAGCTCCCGCTGCGTGTGCTTGCCGAACTGGTGCAAGATCCCGGCAACGTCGTCGCCGCGATAGATCGAGTTGTAGGTGCAGCCCGTCTCCGCCTTCAGCTTCCTGAGGATCGGATAGAGCGGGCGCGGACAGGGGCATCCGTCGATGACGGCGTAGCGCATGGGCGCTCCTTTCGTCTATGGAGCCGCCCAGTGGCGGCAGAGGTCTAGTGCTCGATGAGCTTGGTAAGAGCGAAGAGGAGGAAGGGGGTAACGGCGACGACGGCGACGCCGACTCCCCTCAGTTCGGAGTAGCGGCGTTCGAGGGCGGTGACCCGACCGTTGGTCTGGTCCTGCTTGCCCTTGATTTCGCCGAGATCCTCCTTGAGCGATAGATGGATCGCGTCGAGCTTCGTATCGAGGTCGTCAATGCTGTCCTCGACACGAAGGAGGTGGCCGGCGTGCTCCTGCAAGGCGTTGCCATGCTCGTGGGAGCGGCGTCGGAGCCGCTCTATCTCCGCTGTGTTGGCGACGGTTTCGGCCTCGGTGGCCGATCTCACGACCGTCATGCTGCGAGCAGCTTCCGTCGCTGGTCTGAAAGGGCTTCTCCGATGGCCGCGAGGTCTTCCACTGAGGGGCCTACTTTTGGCGAGAAGCCCGGGATGCCGAAGCGCTTGAGGTCGCCGGAGGCGATTTCTTCGACCATCCGCAGGCGCTGGGCGGCGGTCATCTTGGGCTGGCGCACCTTGCCTTTCTTCGTGGTTGGGGAAGTCGAAGTGCTAGCCGCCGAAGCTGACATGACCGCCCCGACTCCCGGAATCGAGACGGACGGGGCGCTGGCTGAGCCGCCTTCGACCGTCACCGTTCCCGGTGCGCCTTCGAGCAGCTCGACGTGGTTGCCCTCAGCCGCGCTGTCAGGGAAGTAAGGACGGTGCAGCCCAACCGATTCATAGACCGATTCAGGGATAGCCGCGGCTGATGCAAGTGTGGGAGCGCCAACACCGATGTCCATCGCCTTACCTTCGGTGTGTGGGTCGTTGGCGAAGCCCCCGACCTCAACGGAATGCTGGGGGGTGCGCGCGCCGGAGATCACGTAGACCGGCTTGCCCGTCTTCTTGGAGAGCATGAGCAGGCGGGCGGCGATCTGGGGCTCAACCCCCTTGGAAACATTCGCTGGGCCGTCTGAGGTCTCCTGGATGACCAGGGAGCCGCCGCTGTGGCGGATCGTTCCCGTGGCGCCCTTTCGGACGACAGGAGAGCGCTTGATGGCCTTGGCGAGGCGCTGGACGTGAAGCGTCTGCTTGGAGGGCGCAGCCGTTGTCGTGCCACTGGCGGTGATCCCGCTTTGGGCGATGGCACCGGTGCCCCATGCGCTCGGGCCTTCAATGTAGGCGCGAACCTGGGCTTCCGAGGCGCCAGAGCGCGCCAGCGGAATGATCTGCTGGATGCTGCTCGCCGCTTCGTCGGCCGTGCCCTTCCCGAGCTTGCCTTCCATCCAGAGAACGGTGTTCTTGGCAGCCTGCTTCGGGGTGCCGTTGAAATGCGTCTGGCTAAAGGGGGTGGGTTCGGCTGGATAGCGGACGCCGAGCCAATTCTGTGGCCCGGCTTCCCCGCCGTTGGAGTAGCCGCCGCCCTCCTGCTTGACCCATTCGCCAGCGAGCTTCGGGGGAAGATTTGAGTAATGGGCGAACCACTGGGCGAATTCTTTTTGGTCCTGGTGTTCAAAGCCTTCGATACGAGGAACCTTGGCCTTCGGCTTCTGGCCCTTGACCGTCGCCGCCTGAGCCTTGTCGCCCCCGATCAGTGAGCCGAGGACGTTGCCGATCGAGCCTAGCTTTGGGCTTCCGAAGTCCGGGAGGCCGGGAATCTTGATGCCATCGGATTGTTCAGGGAACGGTGGTGGCTTTTCCTTGTTGCCTCCGCCGTAGATGCCGCCGCTCGATTCGTAGATCGAGCCTTTTTGGTAGAGGGAGCCCTTTCCGTAGATGCCTTCGGTCTTTTCTTCAGAGCCTGGGTAGGGGTGCGTGTAGAAGTAGATTTCTTCGCTGCGTTTTGCGACCTCGCCAAGGCCATGTTTCTTGTACAGGGCTTCAAGTTCTCCGTGAGCCTCGTCGTACTTCCTCTGCATCGCAATAACCCGCCTGCGGACCTTCGGCTCGTCGGCCCTAGACGTGGCTTGCACCTTCGACTGAGCGTCGCTCCCGTACTTGCCCAGCTTTCCAAGGATCTTGCCAAGGTGAGCGTAGTCCCGCTGCTTTTCGATGTCCTGCGGCAGAGTCGGGAGAGCCAGCGAGCGCAGTAGCTGTTCGCTCTTGGCCCCCTTTAGCTTGGACTCCAACGCGGCGAGCGGTTCAGTAGCAATGTTCGCTCGCTTGCCGAGAATGCCGTACGCACTTTGACCGCTAGCCTTCTGACCTCGCAGGGTGTCCCCAGCTCGCACGTAAGGGGAGAGGCCCAAGATCGAGGCACCTGCGGCTAGGAGATGCTGCGGGACCCCGCCATCCACCGAGCCGAGCGGTCCCTTCCCTGTTGCCCCCTCAACCCCAGCCGCAAGAACGGGTTGGAGTATTCCTAGGACCGAGCCAGAGCCCTGTATCGCCTGGATGGGTGCATTCGCGCCAATCCCTGCACGCGCAAGGTTGATAGTGACCGGCTGGCCGTTCTTGCCCACCCCGTAAATAGGAACCTGGGCATAGTTGAGGAAGGATGGTTCTCCGTGAAGCGCTTCCTTCAGTGCCCAGTTGTTTTGGGCTGCGAGGTAGGCAAGGACCGTCGCTTTGACCGGATGGTTAAGGGCGTATTTCAGCGGCCACTGGAGGCTCATCCGCAGGAATGGGTAGAAGACGAGGGCTGCGGCGCGGGCGCTCTCGGGAACGTGACCGGTGCGAGTCAGGTTCCCCCATCCGCCCATGTTGTCGTGGAGTTGCTTCCCGTACTCGTCCAGAACCTTGGGATGCTCCGTGATCCACTGAAGCTGCTCAGCCGGGGTCTTGCCGTCGAGCTTCTTTTGGATCTCGGTCTGAAGGTGCAGCAGCTTGCGGCCCTTCGCCCAAGCCCCGTTGAGGTCACGCATGATCTGCCCAGTTATGACGGCGCGGCGCAGGGGCGAGCCCTTGAGGCGATCCAGCTCCCCGACGGCATGAAGGGTGACAAAGCTCTTGGCCGTGCGACCGAAGACATTGCGTCGAAAGAAGCCGAGGGCGTCAGTAAACGGTTTATCGTCGTGAGAGCCGAGGGTGGTCTGTAGATCCTCCGGGGAAAAGATTGCCTTGGCGGTCTCACCCGCGATCCCACTCATTCTCAGCCTTGCCTCCAGGGGCATCCGGTTATAAGCCCGCAGGCCTTGGATCATCCGAGCAGGGTTGACGCTGGCAATCGCCTGCGCTGTCTCTGCCACCACCTGCATCCCGAGGAAGGCGGGGGTGCTGAGCATGTTCATACCGGTGTAACGATTGGCCTTGCGCAGCCACGTGGGCACGTTTGTCTTCTGGGCCTGCTGGACCTTCTCCTCGTATGCAGCCTTCGGATAGGCCTCGTAGATCGTCCCTTTCTGGGCGTCATCGGGAGAGAGCTTGCGCGAAGCCTGTAGCGCCGCAAGCGCCTCCTCGTACTCGGTGGGGTCACCTCCCTGCGTGGCCTTTTCCAAGCGGTTGACCACCTGGGTCGGAACGAGCGCCACATCCCTGCGATTCATTACGCCTTGGTCAAATGCCCTCGCCCAGTCCTTGCCGTAGTGCTGGTGGGCTCCCTCGAACTCGATTCCTCGATCAGCACGGAATCTGCGCCAGTCGGCGAATTGATGGTTACGGGCAACCTGGCGCAGGATCGCCTCGTTCATCATGTGCTCATAGCCTTGGCGAGTGAGGCCGTGGCGCCAGTTGAATCCCTCGTTGATCTTCGGGCCGCCAGGGAGGGGCTTCTGTCCTCCGGTAGCTGACTGATCCGGGGTAGCGCGGTTGATCGCATCCGTGTCCGGGACATACGCCGGCTCAGGGTGGAGGCCCTTTGCCTTCAGCGACGCACGCGCCTCGTCCGCCATCTCTTTCTCCAGGGCGGCGTCATAGGCTGTGCGCACGGCTGCGGGGTTTGGTTTGGCACCGGGACGAGTGAAGTCCTTGAGCTCGGCATGAAGTTCCTTGCGGCCTTTCTCGATAACCCGCGCCTTGTCGTAGGCGGCTTTCGCCTCCTCTCGTAGGCGAATCGCCGTGGCCGAGTCCTTCCCGAGCACCTGCGCTTGGTCGTACTTCTTGCGGCCCTCCTTGCGAAGTGCCTCGACCTGCTTGGCCCTCGCCTTCACATCCTCCCAGGCACCCTCTCGGGTCGTGGCGTCGGTGTGCTTGCGGGCACCCAGCGGAACCCGGTCCACTGCGTCGGGAATACCATGCATGACCGCATGGCCGAGGTAGCGGTTGCGATCTGAAATGCTAAGCGAGCGCAAGCCCTTCTCGCCGTTTTGAATGGCCCGGAATTCGTCAAGAGCCTTGGCGAGGTTCTTGTCTTTCAGGTACTCGGGGTGGTCGATGAAGAACTTGACCGCGTCGCGGGCGGTCAGCGCCTCTGGGTTGACTCCGTACTTAGCGGGATGGTCTAGGCCTTTGTATTTCTCGGCGTAATGCCTGATCTCTCGCAGGGCCGCCTCAGGGTTGTGAAGATCAATTCCCGCGCGAGCGAGAAATGGCAAGTAGTCAGGGGGCCGTTGGTAGAGCGTGTCCTTGCCCTTCTTGCCTAGGCCCTCGCGAACGGGAGTGCGCTCGCCGGCCGCCTTGCGCGCGTACTTGTCGATTCCCTCCCGACGCATCGCGTGCTCGAGCTGGATCGTGTCGTTCATGTTGGAGGCGTGGAAGGCCTCTTCCCGGCGGTGCTGGTTAATTTCCCCTTGGCGAGTGAGCTTGGGTTTCTCTCCCGGCTTAGCTGGGACCCGTTGGCGTCCTCTCTTGACTGCCCCACCGTGCTCATGCAAAAGCACATGGCCCTCGGCGCCCGTGGCTGGTGCGCGACGGGCCGCAGCGATCTCTCCAGCACGGTCGCGCAGTGGCGCCCCCAGCTTCTCGGCCCCCTTAGCGGTGGCCGGCCCGACCAGCACCTCCGGGAGGAAGCCTTCCTCTAGGGTTGCCTTTTCGATCTTCTTGGCGTCGTTGGAGCCGTAAATATCAGCGAAGTGATGAAAGAAGTTCACCTGTTCTTCTAGCGCCTCTTTGAGAGGCTCAGGGGAGCCCGTCGCGATGGAGGCCCCCGCAGCGGCGGGGATCTGGAACGCGGATACAAGAAGGCCGGGGGCAAGGTTCGCGGTTGAACTGAGGACCTTGCCGGGGTCTTTCTCGAAGGCTTTGGCCTGGCCTTCGAGGATCGCACCACCGGGCAGGTTGACGCCGCCCTGATGCAGTGCTCCCAGCGCCCCCGCTCCGGAGAACGCCTGAAGGCTTTTCTCTCCGCCTTGCAGCGCCTTCTCGCCCGCATACTTCGGAGCAGCCTTGGCTCCGGCCTTAAGCGCGGCAGGGGTCTCCCTGGCCCCGGCCTTCAGAACGTCGGGGATTCCCCTGGCTGCCTTTGGTGCGGTCCTGAGGGCGTCGGGGATCGCCTTGGCAGCCCCCTTGACGCTCGCGGCCCTGGCCGCTATCCGCTCTCCACCGTCCTTAGCAATCTGACGCGCGCCTCCCTCGGTTAGAAGCTTTGGGATGGCCTCCGCCCCGACCTCAACCACCTTCGCAAGATCCCCTCCGACACCGATGCCGGGGGCACCGATCGACGCATAGCCCAGAGCTTCCAGCGTTGAAGGCGCACCCTTCAGGTCGTGGGCGATCTTGGCCTTGTTGGCGGTCCTGGCGACCTTGCCGCCCAGTTCCGTAGTCGCGAGCTCCTTGCGGCTGGCCGGCGTCTGTTTGAGGGCCTTGGCCTCCAGCCCGAAGAGCTTGGAGTGGGAGATGCCTTCCGGCCCATCGAGCGCGTGGTACTGCCCTTCACGCTCGCGGAGCTTCTGAAGCCCTTTGACCGGGACGATCTTGCCTTCGGAGTTGGCGTCTTTGACGGCGGGGTGGCTGAGCAGCCTTTCGCGGAGCGAGTCGACTTCGCTCTTGGCCTTGCGCACCTTGTCCCCCACTTCCCAGACCGGGGTGTTCGGGCTGCCTTTGATCGCGCTGACCTTACGTTCGTAGGCATGGTTAACGAAACGGTCCACCAGGCGCTGCTGGCGGGCTGCGGCGCGGTGGGATGCTGCGGCGGCTTGGCCTCCGGCGGAGGCGGGTGATGAAGAGGATGTGGGCGAGACAGCGGCAGCGGGCGTTGCCGTAGGGACAACGACCGTCCCGTTGGGGGTTACCTTGCGATGTTCCCAAGCGGTCGCTTTGGACCGAATGCTCGGAACGGATGACTGCGAACGGTACGGGCCATCGACCTCTGGGGCCGCTGCTTCTTCAGCGGCCTTTCCTTTCGCGGTGGGCGCGTAGGGGACCGAGACGTGGTAGGCCTTGCGCTTGCGAGCCATCTATCGGTGCATGTGGGACTGAGGGTGCTGGCGGCGCTTCTCCCACCAGGCTTGGACTACCTTGCGCACCAGCTGCGGTTTGGCAGAGGCTTTGCTGTTCAGTGCTCCCGTCAGCGCGGCGAGTTGCTGGTCATTCTTCGGGGCGCCTTCGGCTCCAACGATGGTCGCAATCAGCGACTTGACTTCGTTTCGTTCTTCCTTGAGCTCCTTCGCCTTTTTCTGGACTTCACCTGAAGAGGCGTTGGGGTGGTGGGCCTTCCACTGATCGAGGCCCAGTTTGCTCAGGGCCAACTGGTTTTCAAAGCCCTGCTGCTTGCGATCTTCGGCGTTTTCACGTTCCTTGAGCTTGAGGCCTTCCTTTTCGCCGTGGACCGCCGCCTTGCCCAGGATGAATTTCTGCTCGCCTTCACGCAGTCCGAGCAGGTTTTTCACGAAGGTCGCACCCTTGGTCGCCTTCACATCGGCGCGTTTTCCGAGGGCGGTCTGAATGCCCTCGTCGTATTTCTGGTTCGATTCGCGGGTGCGGCCGATGATGTCCCGGCCGATGCCGCCCACGGCCGCGCCGCCCTGTAGCTGAGCAGTTCCTGCAAGGGTCGCGGCGAGGTTGCCGTAGGAGGCGCCCTGGGAGGCGGCAAACTGTTGGTTGGCCTGGCTATTGGCACTCTGGGCGCTCTGCTGGGCCGCCACCGCGTTGGCGAGTTCCTGCTGAGCCGAACCCCCGCCCGGAGCCCCCCGGATCTGAAGCGCTGCCGTGAGACCGCCTAGTTGACCTTTCTGCATCGCTTCGAGGGACTGATTGCCCTGCTGGGCGATCCCAGCCGAAGTCTGGTTCAACTGGCCCGCAAGCGCCTGTTGGCGCGCGAGACCGTCGGCCTCAGACGCGGCGATGTTTTTGTACACGTCAGTGACGTTGCCCGCGAGTTGTCCTCCGAGCGCAGCAAGCCCTCGGGCCTCCGTTTCCCGCTCGCTGTGAAGCTGGTTGGCGAGCTGGCGGTAGCCATGCAGCTGGGGGCGCACTTCGAGTGCTGTCAGCGCTCGAGCGGCACCGGTCAACTGTTTCCCCGTCAGTGACTGGCCAGCTTCGAGGTCCTTGAGGAAGTGCATCGGGTGGAAACCCGGCTTGCCTCCGGGCGCACCGGCACCGGGCGCTGCTCCGCCTTCGGCGGACGCGGCGGCGGTCGAGCCACCCGGACGGGCGGCGATGCGGCGGGCCAATCCTTCGCGCGAACTGCGCCTGTGTGTTGCGAGACCAGTTCTCATTTAGCTTTTTTGCCTTTCCCGATGCCGACTTTGTTCACGGAGATGGGTTTGTTCTGCACTGGTTTAGGCGCAGGCCAGTTGCCCGGCCACGGCCCCTGCTGGGAGAGCGGAACGGCGGGAGCATTGGAGATGGCCGGCGAGCCTCCCCCCGGAAGTTCCGGCGGCGCGTTAGCAGCTTCTTCGCGCTGGATCTGGGCGAAGCGCGCTGCCGCCGCAGCTAGTTCCCCGGCGGCTTCGAGGCTGAACCCCTGCTGAAGCGCCGTGCGAGCTGCGGCCCGCGCCTGGTCTTCTTCGTCCTTGTTGAGCTGGGCGTGGGCGCGATCCTGCGTGTAGGCGGCAGTCTGTTCGGCTTCGTTGCGATCGAGCCAGCCCGAGTTGCCGAGGTTCGAGCGGATGGCGTCCTCTCCAAGGGTGCGCTGCTGGACCCCTCTGTTGCGGATCGCGGTCTGTAGTGCGTCGGCGTAGTCGGTGTCCGAGCGCTGCTGGTTACGCTGAAGTTCGGCGTACTGCTGTTCGTCATCGAACTTCAATTTTGCGACGTTGGCCCAGTAGGTCGCATCCCTCGGATCGGGCTGGCCGGCCTGGGGGGTGTACGAGGGGACTTCAAAGAGCGCTTTCGCGGAAGCCGACGGAGCGGGAGCCGTGCTGGCCAGTGGGTCGGTCGGCTGGCTCTGTGTCGCGGGAACGGTGGTGTTGGACGGCTGCGCAGTCGAAGTGGCAGGGGTGGAGGAGGAGGTAGCCGCGACGGCGCGGGCCAACGCAGTCTGCGGACGCGATACCGCGCGAGACCGCGAGAGGCCTGGTCGCTGGTTGATGTGGGGGATCGATAGGCGCGCTTTGCGCGCTCGGGCTAGTCCTATTGCCATTGGTTCTCCTAGCCGATTGCGAGCCAGTGAATTGTTTGTTTTACGCCTGCGCCAGGCACGGCATCAGTGCAGACGGAATTCAAGGCGATTTTAGTTTTAGATGTAGAAACAAGCTGAGGAAACATTCTGCGAGTGGCCAAGGCGTAGACGGGCGTTAGTTGGACTCCCCCTGATGGGGGGGTTGCTCCCAGGCCGTGTTCAACTTCAACCGTTTTGCTTTCTATAGAGCCACCGGGCCATTCGACTTCAGCGGTGCCGAAGTTGATCTTGCGATTCCCCGCCGTAACGAGCTGCGGGAAGAGTTCTTTCGCGGAGGTATCTAGATCCGCCGCTTTGACCGGAAAGCGGCCTTCCAGCGCTTTGACGCCCGATTCGGCGGTCCCCGTGCGCTTGTTGAGCGCATCGAAGTTCTGCTGGACGGACGTATCGCGGGTTACGAAAGGGAGTTCCGGCACGCGTTATAGCCTTTCTCGAATGAAGCGGATTGTGTTGATCACTGTGGTGGTCTTGGCGCTGAGGGTGGCGGGGACTGAGGCGTATCCGTTTACCCCGGGGCTTAACCGGGCGTACCAAGACGCAGTTCACTACTGGGGCGGCGAACCTTCGAGATGCAGCAGTCTTGACAAGGAGATCGTTCCGAATGGTGCACTACCAGAAGGAGCGAGCGGCTGGGCGACGATTCCGGCCTCCGGAGCATTCACCCCCTGCGTCCTATATGTCTCCCGCTGGCTCGCAAAGCCCCTGGAATGGGGGGTCGCTTGCCGAGTCATCGTTCATGAGATGGGCCATTTGCACGGTCTCCAACACAACGCGACCCCAGGAGATGTGATGAACCCCGAAACCACCCAGATGCCCCCGATCTGCGCTAAGCGCGTTGATCGAGAAACCCGATTCGCTGGGATCTAAACCCCAGAGACTCCGACCCATAGCTTCCGTTCCTTGACGGTTACGGAGCCTGAGGCAGACTTGAACTGGATCGAGACGTTGTAGGTTCCTGCTGCCGCAAACACGTAGCACATGCCGCCAGCACCAGTAATGTTGTTGCCTAGTACTTGTCCAGTTGAGACAAGGCTCGTCCCACTGGTTGTAGCGGTGAGGCCAGTACCAGGCGCCGTGGTTAGCTGCGAAAATTCGTTTGTACCCGTCCCGGCGGTTTCAATCCCTTCGGGGGCCGTAGCTCCCGTCCTCTTAATCTGTGAGCTCCCAAGGAAAATCGAGGCCCTAGCCGTAGCAGCTCCAGACGACTTCCATACTGCTATGTAACCAATCGCAATCAGTCCATTTTCGGGCAAGACCACTTCTTTGATTTCGTCGGCAGTGGTCAGCGTCCCGAAGGCGACGTTGGTCCGGGACTCTTCCGTCGCGATGGCGAGAGGTTTGTACCAAGTGAAGGGCTTGGATTCAGCGGCGAGTTCAGCTCGTTTGATCGTTTCTTTCGCGAGATGTTCGCCTTTGACGGTTTCTTTCTTGAGGTTTTTCCCTTCTAGCGTTTCGGCGGCGACCCCCGAACCTTTGACCTTGTTTTCCGAATCAAGGATCGCGTTCAGCGCTTCAAAGTTTTCATCGACCTTTGGAGCCTCGGTCGAACCTGCTTTCCCGATTTCGGGGATTTTGAGTGCGCCCATCGTGGCTCCTTAGTCTGCTCGCGGGGTTAGAAGGAACGTCTCGCTTCGGATTGCGAAGTTGCTTTCCGATTCGTCTACGTACTTGACCGAGACGGCCCGGCCCTTTCCGGGGGTGTGGTATCTGCGCTCGACCGGAGAATTCGGGTTGATGCCCCAGGTGTTCCCGGCGCTACCCCATGCTTCCGAGCCGCCCCAGATACCGCTGGTGTCGGCTGCCGCCTCCCACACTTCACCTTCCATTGCTTCAAAGGCTTCTTCAAAGTCCGTGGCGATGTAGGCGCGCCAGTTGCCGACCCCGTCAACGCGGACCTCTGCGATTCGCTTGGTGACATGGGGGTTAAGCCCGGCGCTGCCAATGCCCCATGCGCGCCAAGGAGAGGTCCAAAAGGCCCCGCCTTTGTATTTGGCTCCGTTGTCGGTGTAGATGCCGGAGACAAAAGCTTTGGAGACGCGGGCGGTGGAAGCTGAGTCGGCTGAGTAGAGGACCGGCGTGCCAGCGGGGTCGAGAAGGGCAAACTGGTTGGTAGCGCAGTCGTGCAGCCACCAGGACTTCTTGATCAGGTCGTACTCAAGCGTGTGGTCGTTGCGGGTGCCTTCGAGGGCGACGGAAAGCATGTAGCGCCGGCCGACTAGAGCCCCAGCGGCGTTGGCCTGAAGTTCGGGGCTCGCGGCAGCGGTGGTGAAGTCGGGCTGGACTTCGTCTGAGATCGGCTTGATTGAACTGCCGTCCGTCTTGCAGACGCCTTGGTCCTCGGAGAGGAAGAACAGCCCGTCAGGTGTCTGGGCTGCGGAGCGATGGGCAACGCAGCCCACCTCGTTAGAGAGCTTACGGTTAGCGCCGGTTACGGGGTCGTAGATGACGTAGGTCTTGCGCGGCTTGAAGACGACGAGATAGGAGGACCAGATGCCGATCGCTGAGATTTCCTGGCCGTCGTTGGGCTCGAGGTCCACGTAGTTTTCAGCGGCCCAGTTGAGCGGGTCCGGGGAGGAGCCAGTGAGACCCGAGTATCGCAGGCGCGCCCCTTCTGCGCACCACAGCCGCGAGGAGAAGAACGTGAGGAACTTGCCTTTTTTCGGCACTTCCCCGGTGGTTGCTTCCCAGTTTGACGTGGAGGCTGCTTCCCCGTTCCATCGCTGTGGGGTGTCCACCCCGTTCATGCCGAACAGCGGTCCCGAGGCACCCG